TAATTTGTATATTTATTAAAAATGTTACGTTGATGAAACAACCACTTACATGGTTATTCGAAAGACCTTATCCAACCCAGACTGAATATATAAAAAGGTTAAAGCAAGAGTTGGAAATCATTAAGGCGAAAGGATTTGAAGAAACATATCGTCAGGTTCATACTATTATTCAAATAATCAAACGAAATAATTCACTTTGGTTATTAAGAGGTAGTGGGGCATCATCATTAGTAGCATATTTAATGGGAATACATGATATTGACCCTATAAAAGAAAATATTCCATTAGAAAGATTCCTAAATTGGACAAGAGAGGACCAACCTGACTTTGATATAGATGTACCATACGATATTAGAGATTCTATTATGAGTCAATTGGGTGAAGAATATCCTAATATGGTTTCGAGAATATCAAACAGAGTAAAATATACCGAAAAATCCGCATTAAGAGAGGCAATTCGTCAATGTGGTTATCGTAAGTTCGTTCCCAAATATTTTAAAGTAGAAAATATATTCAAAGATAAAGATACACAAAAAAAGTGTTATGAAATTGCAGAACAACTATTAGGTGAACAAAGAAATTGGAGTAAACATTGTGGGGGTATTGTAATTTGGAAAGATGGAATACCAGAAAAACTTATACTGAAAGAAAATCAAATAGCAGTAGATAAGTATGATGTAGAAGAACATAATTGGATAAAGATTGACCTTCTTTGTAATAGAGGATTGGCTCAATTAAGAGAGTTAGACCCGATAACAAAACTATCTGATTATCCATTTGATGATACACTTACATCAGAATTATTATGTAAAGGTGATGTATTAGGGTTGACACAAAGTGAGAGTAGAACGATGAGAAAAACTATTCTTGCACTTCAACCCAAAACAATGTATGATGTTGCACTTGCTTTAGCATTGATTAGACCCGCCGCAGCAGATGGGGGTAGAAAAGCAAGTTATTTTAGAGATGGTAAATCTACATTTGTTTATGATGAAGATGCTCTTACATTTATATCAACTACTTTAGGGTGTTCATTATCAGAAGCAGATAGATATAGAAGAGGATTTAAAAATTTAGATAAAAAGGTAATGGAAGAATTTAAATCCAAAATAAATAATGAATCTATATACAAAGAACTTACACATTTACGAAAATATTCTTTTGCAAAAGGTCATTCTATTGCTTATGGGCAAATGGTTTGGGCTTTGGCATATCATAAAGCAAGAAGTCCAAAAGAATTTTGGGAATCTACATTAAAACATTGTAATTCTTCGTATAAAAAATGGGTTCACATGAGAGAGGCCCTAAATAATGGTGTATGGATTAAAAATCAACAATATGGATCAATATATGACCAGTTTACAAAAACGGGTTGGTGGGATAATTATGAATTTTTACCACACATGGGATTGGAAAGAGAAGGTGATCAAGTTTGGTTTAGTGGAATAGTTGGAAATTTCAGAAAACTAAATAGAGGCAAACAATCTTGTGTATTATTAACTATTGGAGTTGGAAATGGGGAGTATTTAGACCTAATTATAAACAAAAAATATCCTTTTGGTTATTACACGTGTATAGAAGGGTGGGGGTTTGAAAAGAAACAGTACAATTCATCTCATATAGAGGTTCAAGATATTCGATGCTATAATCTAAAAGGTTCTATGGAACACAAAATGGAGAAGTTTTTCTAACTTATTGATAACCAATATAATATAACTCATTGATTTTCAATGGGTTATTTTTTGTCACAAAAAAAGTAAAAATTTGTTACAAAATACTTGGAAAATTCAGAATTTATTCGTACATTTACTATATAACAATGAGAGATATGAAAATTAAAGAATTTTATTTAGAAGCCTTCCCAACCGATGAATTGGGTATTGAACTTAATGAAAACACAACTTTTGCAGGTTTGTTAAACGAATTGATTGTTGATAGAGATGTGTATAAGTATATCGGTGTTGGTGATAGTATTATAAGAGAAAGATTATTTGAGAAGTTAGCAGAAGAACTTGGAACTTCTTATGATTATGTGTATAATCTTTGGTTAAGTGAAAATCCACTTCGTAAAGAGATTCATAAAAACGTAGAATTTAACTTAAATTAAAAAAGATATGTTAGTAGAAATGGTTTCCTCTTTTTCAGGTAAAACAAACACTATGGAATTGGATGTTACTTATGAGCAATTGTATAGAATCGATAATAGAAGATATACAGCTGAACTTATTCAGAATATTGTACCGAATTTGACACCTGCTCAAAGAGAATTTTTGATGACAGGTATTACACCAGAAGAATGGACAGCCATTTATGGTGAAATCGATGATGAATAAAAAAATATTTTAAAAAATGCTTGTTTATATGAAATCTTTTTCATATATTTGTATTGTAATAAAATTTAAACCCCTTAAACCCTTAAAATTATGAGTTTTTCCTCTGAAACCCTTTCAAAAATAGAATCCGAGTTCGGTTCTTTTATCATCGACAAAGTAAATATGGGATCCGGTGATAATTTCTTCCGTTTTGGATATTGGAAACGAGTCAATTATTCCAAACTTCAAAAAATCGTTGGTAATGAAGTGGTAATCGTAGAAGATGATTTAGATGATGATGATTGTGGAACTTTGTACTCTTATAAATTTTACACTAAATAAAAAAAAATGGATATTAGAGAACAATGTAGAGAAAAGGCGATTCAGTTCGCTAAAGATTGGGGTTATGAAAACCCAAGTTCCCACATTTTGGATATTATGGTATCAATTATGTGTACCAGAGATAAATCATCTTATTCCGGTGGTGGGTTTGTAGAGGCGGTAGTAGAGAATAATCTTTATTTGGCTATGAGTAGAGCAGATAGTGAGTGTAGAAACAACATTTTTTTATTGGCAATGTGTAATATGAATTGTTATGTTTAATGAAGTGGTATTAATAACTTGGAAGTAATTGCAAAAACCTAAAAATTAGGTAAAACCATTTTATTATATATTTATTATTAGTAAAAGAAAAATATATACTAAATGGAAGATTTAATTTCAGTATTATTACATTCGGTCAATCAGGTTCATGTTTTCCACTTACAAACAAAATCTTTTGCTGAACATAAAGCTTTAGGTAATTATTATGAAATTATTGGTGGTTTGACCGATAGACTTGCAGAGGCATATCAAGGTAAATATGGTATCCTAAAATATAAAAATGTATCAAAGATTGAACAATACGAATCAAAAGAACAATTAATTGAATATTACAATAAAATCATAAAAATAATAGAAAAAACAAGACCAATTAAAGACACTTTTATAGATAATATGGTACAGGAAATAGAATCATTAATTTATTCAACACTTTATAAATTAAAATACTTAAACTAATACCATTTTTTTAACTTGATATTTTTAAGGGAGTGATTTTCACTCCCTTTTTTTATGCTTTATATTTATAGGTGTATAATTGTATAAAAGAGGAATATAAAGTATGTCTCAAGCAAAAATTTGGACGGATGAAGCTATTTTTATATCAGGTTCATCAACACCTTTTGGAATTTTTGATTCAGATTCAGAGTTTGTAACTGATGCACCAAAGGTTGCTAAATGGTGTGCAAAAAGATTGGGTTACCCAATAGTTGATGTAGAATTAGAATCTGGATCATTTTTTGCTGTATTTGAAGAAGCGGTTTCAGAATATTCAGCACAAGTAAATCAATTTAATATTAGAAATAATTTAGGAGCTTTACAGGGAAGACCTACTGGAAGTAATTATACTAATAAGTTAGTAAATGGCTCAGAATTAAATAATATAATTGAGATTTCACAAGCTTATGCAACACAAGCGGGGGTGGGTGGTAGAACCGATATAAAATCTGGTTCTATTGATTTACAAACAGGTTCACAAGATTATGATTTACAGGAACTATTTGCAAATGTTAGTGAAAGTGGTGAGAGAATTACAATAACAAGAGTATTTTATGAAGCAACTCCTGCAATTCAAAGATTTTTTGACCCTTATTCAGTAAGTGGACAGGGTACATTAAACTTAATTGATGAATTTGGATTTGGTTCATTCTCTCCAGCTGCACAATTTATATTAATGCCGATATATGAAGATATGTTAAGAATTCAGGCTATTGAATTTAATGACCAATATAGAAAATCTGCACATACTTTTCATATTGTAAATAACAAATTACAAATATTTCCAATACCACAACAAAGGTATAAATTACATTTTGAATATTATGTAGATAAAGATTTTACATCAAACGCAACAATGGTAACAAATAGTGTAGTTGCTGATTATTCAAATGTAGATTATAATTTTACAAATTATTCAACTATAAATGATGTTGGTAAACAATGGATTAGAAAATACACACTTGCACTTTCAAAAGAATTGTTAGGTGCTATTAGAGAAAAATATAATCAAATTCCAATTCCAGGTTCAGATGTATCATTAGATGGTGCGGCATTAAGAGCAGAAGCTCAAACTGAAAAGGATAAATTGGTTGAACAATTGAGAGAAAATTTGGAAGAAGTAAGTAGAAAAAAAAGAATGGAAAATGAAGCAAATATTGTTGATCAACAACAAAAAATAATTGGTAAAGTTCCATTAGCAATTTATATTGGATAAAAAATAATTTAAGATGCCTAAATTTTTTAACTCAAATGATTTAAAATTTATTAAAACAATTTCAGAAGAAGTTGTTGATTATGTAGTGGAACAAGCTATAACTTTATTCAAAGTTTCCATAGGTGAAACAAAAACAAACTTATATGGTGAATCTTTAGGTAAAGTTTATTATGCTCCAGCAAATTTAATGGCTATTGTAGATAGAAATCCAACGGGTGTACAATATGAAGGATTTGGTGCTGATATAACTCAAGCTGTTGAATTTAGATTTAATAGAATGAGATTAAGAACTGAAACATTACCAAAATTAAGAGATATTAATGGAACTTTAATTCCTACTGAAGCAATTCAGAATACACAATATGGTTATCCTGAAATTGGAGATATAATTCATTTTGATGAAAGTTATTATGAAATAGACAATCTTCAATCAACACGACTAATTGGTGGACAACAACAAATTTTTAATAAAACTACAAACGAATTTGAAGATACTAGAATGTTCTTAACAGCAATTTGTCATTTAGTAAGACGTTCACAGGTTCAAATAGAAGATAGGGTAAGATAATGAGTATAGATCCATTAAAAAGAAAACTTAATAGGGCAGAACAACTTAAAACCGATGTAAAAAATCACAAAGGTGTAAAATTGTATGATGTTGATTTGGCTATAGCTGAACACATGATTGATGTTGTTGTTCCTACCGTAGAAATAAAAAATGAAAAAATAAGCATTCCAGTTTTATATGGAAATGCTGAAAGATGGAAATCTGTACAAAAAGAAGGGTATTTGAGAGATAAAAAAGGACAAATACAACTTCCATTAATAATGTTTAAAAGAAATTCTATTGCAAGAGATGATTCACATCCTAACTCAATGAATAGAAATTTTTTCTATCCTGCAGTTTCAAAATATTCTAAAAAACATAAGTACGATAGATTTTCAGCTATGACTGGAACACAAAGACCAGTTGAACAATACAATATTACTATACCTGATTATGTTAGTATTACTTATGAAGTAATGATATGGACGGATTTTACAGAACACATGAATAAGATTATAGAAGCGTTTCAATATGCTACTGATGAATATTGGGGAGATAAGAATGGGTTTAAATTCAGAGTAAAAATTGATTCATTTGATAACACAACTGAAGTTGGAGAAGGAACTCAAAGAATTATAAGAACAACTTTCAGTATGGTAGCAAATGCATATTTACTTCCTGAAAAATTTGATAATGAATTTACAACAAAAAAATCTATTTCTCCAAAAAAAGTAGTTTGGGGTGTAGAAACTGATTTAACAGGTGGTAGTGTAACTCAAAATATACTTACTCAAAAAGTTTATAATGAATATGCAGATGTTATTAATTTTATGGCGATAAGAGGTTCTCAACAAGCAGAGTATATTGATTCAGATTCAGTAAAACTAACAAATGTTGAATTACCAAAAATGCCATCTGAATTGGTGGGTGTATTTAATACAGATGAATGGTTTAGAGTTTATATAAATGGAGTTTTAATTCCAAAAACAAAATATTCATATACGGGCTCTTATGGTGATAATGAAATAATTTTTAATTTCAATAGTGGGTCACTTTCTGCGGGAGGAACATATCCTAATGATTTAGTAGCAACTTCTACTGAATTGGGTTATATTATCGAAAATACCGATGAAGTTGGTATCACTGGCAAATTTATTGAATTATGATACATGAATTAAATAAAATATTGAAGCAAGTTCACGAACCAGATGAATATCGTTTGGTGCCTCATAACTTAACACATCCAACGTATTGGATTTGGAAAGTTAGTGGTGTAAAAATGAAAGATTTAAATCTAAATTTAAGACCATTAAGAAAGGAGCACGCTCGTTTTGATATATTTATTAATGGTCAGTATATTTTAGAAAAAGATTATATTGCAGAACAAGTAGATAATGAATTTCATATAAGATTTATTAAATCTAATTTTGCATATAATCTTGCTAGTAATGATGATATAAAATTAGAAGGAGATATAGATACAATATGAGTAAAACAAAACCAAATATTATTGTTCCTATATTAAGTTCATCTTATGAAGCAACATCTTCATTAGATGATTCTCCATTTATTAATGATATTATTGACCATAAAAAAAGATTTAAAAATTTAGTATTGCAAGTTATTAATGATACTGCAATATTTTCACATAATGTGGATTCTTTATCTTTGAATGGAGAATTATTTACTTTAGTTCTTAATAACAAAAAATTTGTTTTTGAAGAAATTAAAGTAGATAATTTATCTGATTATGTTGATGTGTATTTGATGGGTGTAAAAAAAACAGCAGATACATATTCAGTTATAGATAACGGAACAAATATTATAATAAATTTTAATCAAGCAATCACTTATGATCCAGATGATATTGTATCAAGTGATTTTATAATTAAAGGTAAAATAGTAAGTAGGTAAAAAAAATGGCATCACTAATTCAAGCAAAACAGATTCAGGGTGTAGTAACCGCATCAGTTATACAGGGTGATTTTCTTGTTACAAATAATATTACTGCATCCGGTGTTGTTTCAGCATCACAAGTATTGGGTGTTAATTATGGTGATATTATCGATACTCCAAATTTTGTTGCGGGTACCGGAATATCAATAACACAATTAGGTGATGACATTACAATAACCAATGTTGGTGGCGGGGGAGGCGTTCCATTAGGAACTGTTTCCGGTTCTTCTCAATTGACCGCATCTTATGATACAAGATACGCTTTAAGTGGTTCAATTGGAATTTCATCATATAATAATTTATCTGATATACCAAATGGAATAATAAGTAGTTCTGCACAATTGACCGCATCTTATGATACAAGATACGCTTTAAGTGGTAGCGAAACAACTACAAATATATCAAATACACCACCAGCTTCTCCAAATGAAGGGGATTTGTGGTGGAGTTCTAATGATGGCAATCTTTATATTTATTATGATGGTTATTGGGTTATTTCAGTAAGTAATTCATCAATTGGTCCTGAATCAGGAGTTCCAGCTGGAACCGTTTCTGGATCTGCACAAGTAATAAATTTATTACCTTCAGGTATTATATCTGGTTCATCTCAACTAACCGCATCATTTGATTCAAGATATCAAACAAGCTCATTTAATGGCGGTGAAATAGGTAACAAAATTACTTTAACTTCAGCTGCATCTGCTTCTGGTGTTGCTCTTGCTGATATTGAATATATAAAGGGTGCTTTTTATAGTGTTCCTTTATATTCTGATTTGGCAACTATTCCAATATCAAGAATATCAAATAATCAAATTGTTTGGGTAGAAGAAGCCGAACAAACATACCAAGCGGTAATTACATTAGCAAATCCTCCAACTACTTTTACAGATAGTGTAACTTGGAATGAATTTTTTGGATTTGCATTAGCAGGTGGTGATATAACTGCAGTAATAGCGGGTAGTGGTTTAGTTGGTGGAGGATTTGCTGGTAGTGTAACCCTGAATGTTGGAGCAGGTAATGGTATAAGTGTGACGGCAGATGCTGTTTCAGTAAATACAGGTTCTGCACACTTTTCAGAGGGGGTTCAATATTGGATTTCTTCAGGATCTTACATAATAGATAGTGGACAGATATAATAAACTAAAAATTAATAATATTTATATAAAATAAATTAGTGCTAAATAGCACTTAAATTTTTATAATAAAAAAAAGGCAAATGTCCTGAAATAAAGGTTTTCGTAGTAACAAAAATAACTAAAAAAAGGAAAAAAAAAGAAAATGGCACAAATAATTAAACACAGACGTGGTTCGTTAGAATCAATAAGTGGAGCTATCAAACGTGCTGGAGAATTGTTAGTTGTTACAGGTTCATCAGGAATTTCTGCCGATAATAGTGGATCGCTTTTATTTGTAGGTATAGATGGTTCAACTGTAACACCTGCTAACAAAATATTACAAGGTTCATCAACACCAAATTTAAGTGGTGCATCTTATGATACTTCAGTAAACGGTATTCCATTTTATAACACTTCAGTCAATAAATTTTTTATATTAAATAAAGGTGGTAATGTTGAAGTTAAAGCAACACCAAATACCGATGGAAGTGGAATTGTTTCCGGTTCTGCTCAGGTAATTTCTTTATTACCAACAGGTACTATATCTGGTTCATCACAAGTAAACGCAGATTCGATTACTAATTTTGATACCAATGTAAAAGATAAATTAAATGACGAAACTGTAATCTCTGGTTCATCTCAAGTAAACGCAGACTCAATTACTAATTTTGATACCAATGTAAAGGATAAACTAAACGCAGATGGGGTAATTTCAGGCTCATCTCAAGTAAACGCAGACTCAATTACTAATTTTGATACTAATGTAAAGGATAAACTAAACGCAGATGGGGTAATTTCAGGCTCATCTCAAGTAACTATTTCTTCTACTACTGGATTCTCTGATTTCTCTTCTTCATTAACTGTAAAAGATGTTGAATTATTTGCTACTGCATCTGATCATGAATCAAGAATTGATACAATTGAGAATTCAATAGGTGGAGCTGGTTCACTTGGTTCAAGAGTTGCTTCATTAGAAACAACCAGTGGTAGTCATAATAATAGATTAAATAACATAGAAAGTTTTAGTTCTTCATTTGATACTGCATTTGATATTAGTGGTACGAATGTTACTATTGCAGGTAACTTGACAGTATCTGGCACAACTACCACAGTAAACTCAACAACAATTCAGTTAGGTGATAATATCATCGAATTGAATGGAACTGGAGCAGCAAACGGTGGTTTATTGGTTAAAGATTCAACTGCACCAAACACTGCAAGTGGTTCATTACTTTGGGATTCTACAAACGATTATTGGAAAGCAGGAGTAGTAGGAGCTGAAAGTAAGATATTGAGAGAAAATGGTGATTCGGTAGTTTCAGGTTCTTCTCAAATTACAATTTCTTCTACTACTGGATTCTCTGATTTCTCTTCTTCATTAGCAGCTAAAGATGCACAATTATTCGCAACCGCATCAAATCACGAAGGAAGAATTGATGATTTAGAAGCATTTAGTTCTTCATTGGATGGTGGATTTGTAACTGAAGCTGAATTAACAAATTTTTCTTCATCATTAAATGGACGTATTGTTATTTTAGAATCATTTAGTGGTTCAATTAATACAACAATCAAAAATAAATTAAATGCAGAAGGAGTTATTTCAGGCTCATCTCAAGTAAATGCAGATTCAATTACTAATTTTGATACCAATGTAAAAGATAAATTAAACGCAGATGGTGTCATCTCTGGTTCATCCCAATTAAATAACACATCTGTAAGTGGGTTTAAATTAACTTCTGTTGAAGCAAGTGGTTCATTTACTGGTTCATTTGTTGGTGATGGTTCTCAATTGACAGGATTGGTAACTGCACTTAAAATAAGTGGTTCTAATGGTTCAAATGATTCATTAGATTTGTTAACCGATATATTGACAATTACCGGTAGTGGAATAGTAACTTCTGTCATTACTGATAATAAAGTAACTCTTTCAGTTGTTGATTCATCCACATCTCAAAAAGGTGTTGCATCATTTGATGCTGATGATTTTTCAGTATCATCGGGTAATGTATCAATTAAAAATGGTGGTGTAAGAGCTGGTAACTTAAATGCTGATGTTGCTGGTACTGGTATTTCATTGGATGGTGTTGATAATTCAATTGAAGTTGATTATGGTTCTACAGCGGGAACTGCAGTAGAAGGTAATACAAGCTTGATTATCGCGGGCACTGCTAATGAGATTCAAATAACAAATGGTACAATAACATTGGGTTCTGGCGGAACCGTAACAATCGGATTACCTGATTCAGTAACAATTGCGACTGCATCAATCCAAAATAACTTATCGGTAGGTGGAAGTGTTACGGTTACTGGAAACTTGTTTGTTCAGGGTTCAACTACAACTGTAGATTCAACTACAATTCAGTTAGGTGATAACATTATTGAATTAAATGGTACAGGAGCAGCAAATGGTGGTTTATTAATTAAAGACCCAACTGCACCAAACACTGTTTCGGGTTCATTTTTGTGGGACTCTACTAATGACCATTGGAAAGGTGGAGCATTAGGTTCAGAAAAAGAATTTGCAAGATTAAACGCTACACCAACTTCTGGTTCAGTGCAAGTAATTGGAGCGAGTGGTTTATTAGTTAATTCTCATATTTCAGATATAGGTGATGTTACAATCACTACTGATTTAATTATCAACGGATTGACTGCAAATTCATTCCTATTCGCGGATTCATCAAAAACTATTAGTTCGGTTGTTCCAACAAACGCAGGTGATATGATTCAATGGAATGGTTCATCATTTGTGGCATCAAACACTATTGATGGTGGTACTTTCTAAATAAAACATAAATTAAAATTAAAATCCCCCTCCGAAAGGTTGGGGATTTTTTTTATACTTTTGTTTTTTTTATACTTATATATGTGAAAATGTTTTTTAATTCTCTAATAATTTAAGAGAAAATATATTTATACTTAAAATTAATGGAAATCTAATAGATGGCTGCAATATTATTATTAAGAAGAGGTACAACACCCTCAACTACACAAACTGAACCGTATTTTAATACCCAAAAAGACACTCTACAAATAGGTACAGGTGTAGGTACAGTAACTTTAGCAAAAATGGATTCTATTAACACTGGATCTTTTTATATTTCAGGAAACATCACTGCATCAAATATATTAGTTTCTGAAAATATTACATTGGGTGGTACAATAATTTTAGGTGATAATAGTTCATCTGATGAAATCATAGTTAATGCAAGTTTAAGTGGTTCTATAATACCTGAAACAACAAGTGTATATGATTTAGGCACATCAGTTAAGAAATATAGAAATTTGTTTGTTGTATCTGCATCAATAGATAGTATATCACTTCCAGGAAGTGGAATATTATCCTCATCTAATATAACATTTGCATCTTATACTGGATCAACAAATGAATTTACATCATCTATAAATTCTAAATTTGTAACATTAGCAAGTTATACATCTTCAATTAATTCTGATTTAAATAAATTACATTTATATACTCAATCAAATGATTTAGATATTACTGAATTATTCAGTACGGCTTCAGATCACGCTGATGATATATATTCTTTACAAGTTACTAGTAGCCTTCATAATTCAAGAATTTCTGAATTAGAAACAACCTCTTCTTATTTAGCAACTACAGTCTCACAATCAGTTGATTTTAGATTAGACGAAGTAGAATCTACATCATCATATTTAAATACATCATTTTCACAATCAGTTTATTCTGATTTTTATGAATTGTTTTATTCTTCATCAGATCATGAAAGTAGAATCGATAGTTTAGAATCAATTGATTATTCTTATGGAATAAGAATTAATAATTTAGAATCATTTTCTTCATCAGAAGAAGGAAAAAATAGTACACTTGCAGATTATACGGGTTCAATAAATAATAAATTTATAACCCTTTCATCAACAACTTCATCAATTTTAGAATTTACTTCCTCACAAGAAAGTAAAAATTTAACAATAGGAACAACAACCGCTTCTTTACAATCATTCACCGCTTCAGAAGAAAGTAAAAATTTAACATTAGCAGCCTATACCGCTTCAGTTGATGGTAAATTTTTATCATTACAAAATTATACAAGTTCGGTATCAAATTCAATTTACTATCTCAATGATTATTCACAATCATTAAAAGATGCGATTGATGTAAACGGTCAAAATATTATTATATTTGGAGATTTGACTGTACAAGGTACTACAACAACTCTTAATACTACTGAATTAGTTATTGAAGATAAAGTTTTATCACTTGCTTCGGGTTCTACAACCTCCGCACAAGCAGATGGATCAGGATTACATATTTCAGGAGCTAATGTTTCAATTTTATGGAAAGATAATGAAACACTCTTACATACAAACTCAAAATTATCATCATCATATGGATTTAAAGGAGATGGTTCTGAATTAACTAATATACAACATTCAAATATATCATTTAATGGTAGTGGATTAGTAAGTGGTTCTAGTCAAGTAACTTCATCATTAGATTTTAGGTATTTAATGATTGAAGGAGATTTAGTTGTATCTGGTTCTTCTCAAATTGATTTAACTCAAACTACCAACTATGTAAGTGGTATTAAGAATAGATTAAATGCAGAAGGTGTACTTTCAGGTTCTTCTCAAATTACAAATGGTAGTGGTTTATTATCATCATCAAATGAAAACTTTGAACAATTTAGTTCATCAGTAGATTTTAGACTAGATACTTTACAATTATTTACCGCTTCAGAAGAAAGTAAAAATTCAACATTAGCAGCCTATACAGCTTCAGTTGATGGTAAATTTTTATCATTACAAAATTATACTTCTTCGGTTGATGGTAAGTTTTTGTCATTAGAAAATTATACAGCTTCAGTAAATTCAGATTTAAATAGTTTACATTCTTACACTCAATCAAATGATACAAATGTAAATAATTTATTTAATACAGCATCACAATACTATTCATTTAGTTCTTCAATTCAAACAATAGTCAAAAATAAAATAAATACTGAAGGTGTTGTTTCTTCTTCGAGTGATTCAGCTACAATTGATTTTACAATTACAAATGGTGTAATTAGTGGAAATGTGATTGGTGGGATAATATCTAGTTCAAATCAATTAACTTCTTCTTTAGATAGTTTATATGAAGTTAGTGGTTCAGTTGCAGATTTAATTGGAATTAGAACAACATCTGGTTCATTAGGTTCTGCAGCTTGGTATAATGTTTCTTCATCTATATCAGATGGTAACCCTGCAGTTTTAGGTAGTGCGGGAGCAGTTAAAGATTATATCGATGAACAATTATTAGTTGTTGGTGCAGGTGATATTACAGCTGTGGTTGCAGGAAATGGTATTAGTGGTGGAGCAGTTTCAGGACCAGCAACACTTTCTTTGGATACAAGTTCTGCTCATTTTATCAATGGTGTAAATTCAACAATATCTACCTTCTCACAATCAGTAGATACTCGTTTAGATTCGTTAGAATCATTCTCATCTTCACTTGATAGTGGGTTTGTAACACAACAAGAATTAGGAAGTGCAACTGGTTCATTAATAAATTCAATAGCAACAAAATTAAATACTGGTTCTTACAATACCGATTCTCAATCATTTGATAGTAGAATTAATAATTTAACTGAAAGTCTATTTACACATGTTGTAACTGATAGTGGCGGTGTATTTGTAATAGATAGTATATCTCAACCAATACTTTCATTTGTACCTGGTGCTACTTATAGGTTTAATACCTCTGCTGTTGAAGGTTCTCATCCGTTTAAATTCTCTACCTCTCCAGATGGCCCTACCCAATATACAACAGGAGTAATTAGCGGATCTAATTTCATACAAATTGAAGTAAATTATGATACTCCCACTAAATTGTATTACTACTGTGCACATCATAGTGGTATGGGTAATGAAATCAATACATTAAGAATAGATACATTAACTACAACTTCGTCATTTAATTCATTTACATCTTCTATTAATACTACAATAAAAGATAAGTTAAATGTAGAAGGTGTAATTTCTGGTTCATCACAAATAACTACTTTATTACCTAGTGGGGTAGTATCTGGTTCATCACAAGTATCGTATCCTAATTTATCAAATATACCAACAGGAATCGTTTCAGGTTCATCTCAAGTATCGTATCCTAATTTATCAAATATACCAACAGGAATCGTTTCAGGTTCATCTCAACTTTCTTCATCTTATGATACAAGATATGTAAATTTAAGTGGTTCACAAACAATTACTGGAACAAAAACATTTAATAATATAATTGTAAATGGAACTGGTTCATTTGCATATATTGAACAAGTGACTGGTTCGGTAAAAATGATAGGTGATGCATTTGTACAATTAAATAACAACACTCCAAGTGAAAGATACGCTGGTATTATAGTTATTGATTCGGGTTCTAATCCTTCAACAGCATCATTCTTTTTTGATGGTCAAACAAATGATTGGGGGTTTGAATATTCATCTTCTAATGGAATTGATTTTGGAGTATCAATTTTTGGACCAGAATATTCAACAAAAGGTTCACCAGCCTATCTATCAACTAATAGAATACCAAAGGCAGTAGATAATCACCACTTAAATGATTCAAATATTAGTGATAGTGGTACAAATGTATCTATAAACTCCAATACACAAATTACTGGTTCTTTACTTGTAACTGGTTCTGTAACAATTACAAATAATACTACATCGACTTCAAAAACATCTGGAGCATTAATTGTAAGTGGAGGTATTGGGACAAGTGGTGATATATTTGCAGGTGGTGATATTGTTGCTTATGCATCCTCTGATATTAGATTAAAAAATAATTTAGAATTAATTTCTAATCCTTTACAAAAAATAAATAAAATTGGCGGTTATGCTTTTATATGGGACGAAGAAAAACAAAATATTTATAAAGGTAAAGATTATGGTGTAATAGCACAGGAAATTGAATCTATATTACCAGAACTTGTAGAAAATAGAGATAATGGTTATAAGGCAGTAAAATACGATAGATTAGTTTCACTTCTTATTGAAGGTATAAAAGAACTATCTAATGAAGTAAAAGAACTAAAAAATAAATTGGAAAAATAAAATGGCCCAAATTATAAGATTAAAACGTTCCACTTCGAGTGGGTCTAAGCCAACTGTTGGTTCATTAGAAACTGGTGAATTAGCAATTAATGTTTATGATGGTAGAGTTTTCACAAGAAAAAGTGGTAGTGTAGATGAAATTGTAGATTTAGTAACATTAAACCATAATGGAACTTTAACTGGATCATTAAGTATTACAGGTTCAATAACTGCTTCATTTTTTCAAGGAGATGGTTCTCAATTGACAAATGTGACAATTGGACAAACAGCAACAGTTCAAAAATCATTTACAAATCAGTCAACATGGGTTGTAGACCACAATCTTAATACTGAAAATGCAATAGTTCAGGTTTATGATAATGATTATTATCAAATTATACCTCAAACTTTAAGAATTACTGATAATAATACTATAACTATTACATTTGAATCATCTAGAAGTGGATATGTAGTAGTTGCGAATGGTGGTCATATAGTAAGTGGTTCGGTAGAATATGCCAGTATTATTAACAAACCAACATTAATTTCGGGTTCATCTCAAATAACTTTAAGTGGTGATGTGACAGGAACGGCAGATGCAACTGTAATTTCTCAAATAGATGGAGGTTCAATTTAAAAAACATATATTTATATAGTATAAAAGGAAAAAGAAGATGATAATACATAGTCCAATTATTTCAGGTTCATTAACTTTTGCAAGTGGTGCAACATTCGTTTCAGCTAATGGACAAATCACTGGTTCGTTTAGTGGTTCAGTTTCAGGTATTGGTGATACTGCAGATTTTTCAGCATCATTAAATAGTAAAATAGAAAGTTTAAAAACCGATACGGGCTCACAAGATTCAAGACTTGATAGTATCGAATCATTTACTTCATCTATTGATACCACAATAAAAAATAAACTTAATACTGAAACCGTAGTTTCTGGATCTGTACAAGTAACTAGTTTATTACCTTCCGGTGTTATATCCGGTTCATCTCAAGTATTCTCAAATATTAGTGGAGATGTTCTGATTGCATCAAATGGAGTTTCAACGATACAAGCAAATTCAGTAGCATTGGGTACTGATACAACGGGTAACTATATGACTGACGTATCTGCAGGAAATGCAGGTATTGTTATTTCACATACACCAAGCGAAGGTTCAACCGCAACCATTTCACTTGTAAGTGGTGTTGTATCAGGTTCTTCACAAGTTTTTTCAAATATTAGTGGTGATGTACTGATTGCATCAAATGGAGTTTCAACGATACAAGCAAATTCAGTAGCATTGGGTACTGATACAACAGGTGATTATGTAGCATCATTAGGTAGTGGAACGGGTGTGACTATAGCTTCAAATAGTGGTGAAGGTTCATCACCTACAATTGCAGTAAACTATGGTTCTTCTGCAAACACCGCAGTACAAGGTAATACTACTTTAGCATTTGCAGGAACAACAAATGAAATTTCAATAGATGGTGGTTCATCAATTACTTTGGGTAGTGGTGGAACTGTAACTGTTGGTTTAGCAGATACAATTACAGGAAATAGAACATTCTCAAATAATGTTACTATTACTGGTGATTTGACTGTAAATGGAACAACTACAACTGTAAACTCAAATACCGTAAATATTGGTGATAACTTAATCGTTCTAAATTCAGATGAAACAGGTATTCCATCTCAAAACGGAGGTATTGAAATTGAAAGAGGTACATCTGCAAATGCAACTTTGATTTGGGATGAGGGAAATGATAATTGGGTAGCAGGATTAAGTGGTTCTGAAATTCCTTTAGTGACTACAACTGGCACTCAGACCCTAACAAATAAAACAATAAGTGGTACAAATAATACTTTAAGTAATATTGCAAACGCATCATTGACTAATTCAACAATAAGTGGTATTTCTTTAGGTTCTAATTTGGCAACCTTAACAATTGGTACTGGATTAAGCGGAACATCATATAATGGTGGTTCTGCGGTAACAATTGCAAATAGTGGTGTAACTTCAAACGTTGCCGGAACAGGTATTAGTGTGAGTGGAGCAACCGGTGCAGTAACTATCTCTATTGGACAAGCGGTATCAACCTCATCTAACGTTCAATTTAACTCAATAGGTGTTGGAATGGCAGCGAGTGCAACTGCGGGAAGAATTGATGCAACAAATGATGTTGTAGCATTCTCATCTTCTGATATTCGTTTCAAAGAAAACATCAAACCAATCGAAAACGCCATCGATAAGATTAAAAAAATTAGTGGTAACACTTATGATTGGAAAGAAGAAAACAAAATTGAGCACGGATACGAAGGAAACGATGTGGGTGTAATCGCACAAGAAATAGAGGCGGTATTACCACAATTAGTTCAAACAAGAGAAAGTGGTTATAAAGCTGTTAAATACGATAAATTAGTAGCATTATTAATTGAAGGTATTAAAGAACAACAAATTCAAATCAACGATATGAAAGTTGAAATTGAGAGTTTGAAAAAACACTAAATAAAATAAAGGTTAAAAATCCTTATATAAGGATATTTTAAACCGAAGTAATTATATAATGAAATCGGTAATGCATAAATATGGCACAAGTAGTAAAGTTAAAAAGGACAGCTGTTGAAGGTAAAGTTCCGTCTACTTCTAATTTAGAATTAGGGGAACTAGCGATAAATACTTACGATGGTAGAATTTTCTTTGAGAAAGATAATGGAACACCATCAATACAACAAGTTGTTACAACAGATGCTGTTACTACCGGGTCATTAAACATTACTGGTCAAATTACAGCATCAGTTTTATTTGGTGCTATACACTCTACAAATGGTGTAGTTAGTGGTTCATCACAACTTACATCTTCATTTGATTCACGATATTTAAATGTTACAGGCGAAGGGACTATTTCAGGTTCATTTACTGGTTCATTTTCTGGTGATGGTTCAAATTTAACAAATTTAGTTGTTGATATTGCAGAAGTTTCTACTGTAAACTCATCTTTTTCAAATTCATCAAATTTTTCGGTATCTCACAATTTTGATACAAGAAACGTAATTATATCAGTATATGATACTAATTATTCCCAAATTATACCAACATCAATTACCCTAACGGATGATAATAGTGCAACCATAACACTATCATCTGCACAAAGTGGATATGTGGTAATTGCAAAAGGTGGTCATATTGTTAGTGGTGCAGCATCTGATTCAAATTTATTAAATGGTGAAGCGGGTTCATATTATTTAAATTATAACAATTTTACAAATATACCATCTAATATAGTTAGTAGTTCATCACAAGTTGTATCATTTTTACCAACAGGTGTTGTATCGGGTTCTTCACAAGTTAATCTTACCCAAACTACCAACTATGTAAGTGGTATTAAAGACAGATTAAATGCAGAAACCGTAGTTTCTGGTTCATCTCAAATAAGCTTTTTAGGAATATCTTCTATTCCTACAAATATAGTATCATCTTCGACTGATTCGTCTACGGTAGATTTTTCAATTACAAATGGTGTAATTACTGCTGAACTTATAGGTGGAGTAATATCAGGATCTTCACAAGTTGTTTCATCTTTACCAAATGGAACTATTTCGGGATCAGGACAAGTAGTAAGTTCATTACCAACCGGAACTGTTTCTGGATCCTCACAAGTAATTAATATTTTAGATTCACTTAATTTATACTCATCATCATTAAAAACTGCATTTGAATTGACTGGTTCAAATGTGGTAGTTTTGGGAGATTTAAATGTTAGAGGTACAACTACTACAATTAATTCAACTACAATTCAATTAGATGATAATATTATTTCTCTAAATGCCGCAGGAACATCAAACGGTGGTTTAATTGTAAGAGATGCAACTGGTGGTAATACAAACTCTGGATCTTTTGTATGGGATGTAAATAATGATTATTGGAAGGCTGGTATAAGTGGTTCTGAAAGTAAAGTATTACTTTCGAATGGAGATTCGGTAGTATCTGGCTCATCACAAATTGATTTTACACAAACTAATGGATATACATCTTATAGTTCATCAGTAGATTCAAGGATAATTTCTTTAAATTTATTTTCTTCATCTGAAGAATCAAAAAATTCTACATTAGCAACTTATACAAGTTCTATTGATAATAAATTTGTAACTCTTGCAACTTATACTGGTTCTAATGATAATAAATGGAGTACACTACAAAATGTTACTTCATCTTTAATTAATGCAACTTCATCATACGAAGTAAAAGGTAGCGGGATAGTTTCATCTTCAACACAAATAGTAAGTTCATTAGTAAATCAATCAATAAATTTAGGAAGTGGTGCAATTACTGCATCTTTTTTCAAAGGAGATGGATCTCAAATTACAAATGTAGTTACTGAAATAGCAGAAGTAGCGACCGTAACATCATCATTTGATAATCAATCATCTTTTGTTGTAACACATAATTTTAATAGTAAAAATGTAATCGTTTCAGTATATGATAATACTAACGCACAATTAATTCCAACATCAGTTACATTAACTAATGATAATAATGTTACAATAACTCTCTCTTCAGCTCAAAGTGGATTCGCAGTTGTTGCAAAAGGTGGCCATATTGTGAGCGGTTCAACTGAATGGGCAAATTTAGCAAATATACCAACTGGTTTAATTTCTGGATCAACTCAAATTACAAATTTAACTACATATAAAGAATCTATAACAGGAAATTCCGTATATAGTATTACACATAGTTTAAATGAAGAATATCCAATAGTTCAGGCATATAATACTTCTACAAAAAGGCAAGAAGTTCCTTCAATTATTGAATCTTTATCGGTGAATGCAATAAGTGTAACATTTAGTTCAAATTTTAGTGGATTAGTAATAGTTAAAAAATAAATTAATGGTTTACGATATTTATTATACTACCGGAGGCGGCCCTTGGGTAAATGCTGGTTCTGATACTTGGGTAAATTTATGGATGGAATTGGTTGCACCAAAATTAAAAGTAAAACCAATACTTTTAATCCATAGGAACAAACCAAAAGGACATGAAGATTACAAATTTTCAATAGAAACTTATTGGCATGGTGATAATATTCAAAAATTTGAAGAAATTTGTAATGGTGCCCGTAGAATAAATATTTTACATGGACATTATACACCTATGAAAGTCATAGTTGATAATAAACATAAAATTCATTCAAATGTTTTACATAATTCAGTAGACCACATTTTAAAATCACAAATTGGAACTGATGCTTCTTTAGCTTGGCATCCGTATATAAGTTCAGAATGGGAAATGGAAGTAAATGATTGGTCTAAACACACAATATGGGTTGGATTATTTGAAATTTTGTTTAAAAATCAAAGTATTCCTAATTTTTACGAATTTAAACATAATTTACCACTTTCTGAATCAAATTCATTAGGATTTGCCTCTAGATGTGAAGGTAGAAAAAACCCACACTATTTAGATGGTCTAAAATCTTTTATTTTTACTGATTCACATGAATTTAATGCGATTTGGAAAGGTGGTGTGAAACTCGATACATCAAAATCAAAAATATATCATTATAAATCTGAATTTAAAAATAAATTTTACCAAATGGATTGGGGAATATCTCACTCATGTTTTTCGTCAGAACCATTTGGATATGGAATTTTTGAAGCAGTAGATAGAGGAAAACTACCAATTATTAATAGTTTATATTTGAAAAATTTAGAGTATCCTTATAGAGCATCATCTAAAAAAGAGTTTGTTAATATTTATAATAAGATTTGTAATGAATCATTTGAAGAAAAACTTTACTGGTTTAAACAAATAAAAAATTATATGGTAAAAAACTACACCAATAAAGAAATATGGGTGAAGGATTTACTTAATATTTATAATATATAGGGAATAAATAATATGCCTAGATCATCAGGAGATACATTATCACTTTACAATTTAGCAGGTGCGACTGGAACTGGATTAACAAATATTTCTTTAGGAACTATAAAAGGTTCTCCATCGTCAGGTAATAACATTTCAATGTCTGCTTTTTCTATTGACAGTGTCGATTCAGTAACAGGATTTACTTATGCAGTTGAATCAACATCTGAAACTTTTACATTAGGATTCACAACTGGTTCTGGAACTCTTTTTGATTCAAAAGTTGGTAATAGAAGCCAAAATGTAACTTGGTCAGTTCCAGCTGGTAGTAAATTATCTGTAAGTGCAAATAATGGTAAAACGGCAACTTTAGCCGTTTCATCTATGACTAACGCTGCAACTCAAACAGTTCTTCAAACAATTGAAACACATACCGTAAGAGCAAAATTTGCTGATGGATTTAATGACCACGCAACTGGTTACAATACAAATAAAGATAAAACTGTTTACTCGGTAGATTCATATGATGGAAACTCTGCTGCATTATGTTTGACGATAGATTCTCCAATCACTTTGGCAGATGGCACAATTGTAGAGGCTGGTGATTTAAATGAAGGGGATTTATTAAAAGGATTTTTAATTGAAGGTTTAGGACAAAATTCAGACGAAACATTTTTGAATTGGTCTTCAAACACATTAAATAAAACTCCAAAAGATGTTACCATAGTAAACCTTACTTATTCTTTTGCTTCGAGATATTACAATATTAATAATGGTCAAATTACCGCAACATCGGAACATCCACTTTTAGTAAAAGATATAGTAAGTGGAAATTATCTTTTCAAAGAAATGTTTAACATTGTTTCCGGTGATAAACTTATCAAAGGTGATGGTACTGAAGTAGATGTAACATCAATAGAAGTTGTAAACAAAACAACTGAAATTATTTCAATTGATGTAGAAGAAGAAGATACATACCTTGTAAATGGATATATAACACATAATAAAGGTGGAAATTCACATACCGACTTTGCTGGACCAGGAGCTCCAACATCTGTAACTTATTCCTCACCATTGATAACGTGGGTTGCACCAGCTAAAACTTTAACATTAGGTATTACTGCTTATCAATATCAAATAGCAAGTGATAGTGGATTTTCCACTATTGTAAATACAGCAGATGAATGGAGTACAACCGAAGTTGAAGTAAATACTATTTTATCCGCAGGAACATACTATTTTAGAGTAAGAGCAATTGAAGCTGGATTAAAAGGTACTTACTCTGCAACATTAACATTTACGAGATAATATTTTACGTTTTCTCAAAGTTGGTATATTTATATATATAGAATAGTTAATTAACAAATATATCAAAATGGAAAATACAATTAAGTTTACTGAGCAAGAAGTTTTAGAAATCAATGAATTAAAAAAAAACGTAAGTGAGGTTCTTTATCAATTAGGTCAATTAAATTTAGAAAGAAAAAAGAGATTAGATGAAATAGACCTCATAGAAAGTGATTTACACAATAAATACTTTGCTCTAATACAGGATGAACAATTAGTGTTCCAAAAATTAAATGAAAAATATGGTGATGGTAGTTATGATCTAAACACAGGACTTTTTACACCATCTAACGATATTCAAAACAAAAACCAATAAATAAAAAATTATCTTTACAAAAAGATATTAATATTTATATTCGTATCATTATAATTGAAAATTTAACAGGAGTAATATAAAATGGCAGAAAAGATTGTATCACCAGGTGTTTTTACAAGAGAAAATGACCAATCGTTCTTATCTCAAGGTATTGGTGAAATCGGAGCAGCAATTATTGGACCTTTCTCTAAAGGCCCTGCTTTCGTACCAACCGTTGTAAATACACAATCAGAATTCGAATCTATATTCGGTGTTCCTAATGGAGATTACTACACAGGATATACAGTACAAAATTATTTAAGAGAGGCTGGAACTGTTACAATTGTAAGAGTTGGTCACGTAGGTGGTTATACCGTTGAAGAATCAGGTTCTTATGGTATCGTAGTATCCGGATCAGGAGCAGGACATAAATTAGTAGGTGTAATAAAACCAACTTATCATTGGTCTACTTCTGGAAATGGAGATGCTTTTGTAGCAAGTGTATCCGCACAACCATCTTCATCAGCATTTGCAATTACACTAAACGGAACTGGAACTGAATATGATGAAACTGATTTATCGGCATCAGTTTTACCTTCAGCTGGAAATGATTTATCAGACGTTTTTGGTGAATCTGCAAGAGGTCCAAAAGGTGTATATGTTTCTCAATATTTTGAAAATTCTGCAACTAAAACATTTAAACAAGCTTCTGGTTCAGTAGTTTCAATTGTTCCTTTAGCTGAACAAAGTTTCATTGGACAAGATGTACAACACGCATCTACTCCTTATATTGTATCACAAAAAATTTCTAATCAAAGACATGAACTTTTCCGTTTCCATACATTAGGAGATGGTAATGCATATAACAAAGAATTTAAAATATCAATTTTTAACGTAAAAGCAGCAGGTGAATCAAACGCTACTGATTACGCTACATTCTCTATTACTGTAAGAGGTTATTCTGATACTGATAGAAAAAAGAGTGTATTAGAAACTTATAATAATGTTAATTTGGACCCTGCATCACCAAATTATATCGTAAAAGTAATTGGTGACCAAAACGTTACTATTGATTCAAATGGTAAACAAACTCTTAATGGTGATTATGCTAATCGTTCAAAATTCATTAGAGTTGAAGTAAAAGCTGAAGGTTCATTCCCAATTATAGCGGGACCGTTTGGACACCAACCATATCTTTCACCAATAGCAGGAAATGATTCAATCACTCCATCAGTTGTATTCTCAACTGGTTCTGCTGAAAATAACTCATCAAATTCTACAAAATATTCTGGTATTGATTTAGATACAACATTAGTAAAATTGGATAATGGACATTTCTTATCACCAATTCCAAATGATGCATCAACTGGTACTAATAGTGTATTTGCGTTTGACCAAAGTAGTATTTCTATAAACGGTGGTACACATTCATTTGGATATGAATTAACTGGTTCATCTGCAAATGATGTTGTAAAAAGACAATTTACAATAGGTTTTCAAGAAGGTTTTGATGGTAACTCACCTACAACTGAAATCGCTTTAGCATCATCTGATAATTTTGGACCTGGAAATACTCAAGGATTTAATTGTTCTAATTCAACATCAAGTGGTTCGATTGCTTATTTAAAAGCAATAAATTCAGTATCTAATCCAGATGATTTTGATATTAATTTAGTATCTGTACCTGGTATAGTTCGTAGATTACATTCTTATGTATTTGATAAAGTAATTGATATGGTTGAATCAAGAGAAGATGCATTCTTCATTGGTGATGTAACATCAGTAAATGATACAATTACACAGGCAATTGATGAAGCAAATTCAATAGATTCTAATTATGTTGGTACATACTATCCTTGGGTTAAAACAATCGATAGAAACACTAATAAATTAATCGCAGTTCCACCATCAGTATTGATGCCAGGAATTTACGCAGCCAATGATGCAATTGCAGCTGAATGGTTCGCACCAGCTGGTTTAAATAGAGGTGGTATTACCGGAGCGGTTAGTGTATTGAATAGATTAACACACGCCGAAAGAGATGAATTGTATGAAGGTAAAGTAAACCCAATCGCTTCTTTCCCTGGTGAAGGTATTGTAGCATTTGGACAAAAAACTTTACAAGATAAAGCATCTGCATTAGATAGAATCAATGTTAGAAGATTACTTATTAAAGTTAAAAAATTCATCGCTTCAACATCAAGATATCTTGTATTTGAACAAAACACATCTACAACTAGAGCAAGATTCCTTAATACTGTAAACCCTTATTTAGAAAGTGTTCAACAAAGACAGGGTTTATTTGCGTTCAGAGTGGTTATGGATGAATCAAATAATACACCGGATGTAATTGATAGAAACATTTTGTCTGGACAGATTTTCTTACAACCAACAAAAACCGCGGAATTCATTGTGTTAGATTTCAACATATTACCGACTGGAGCATCATTTTCAGCGTAATATATAAAAAAAAGTAAAAAAAGAATATTTATTATAATAGGAGAAAAATAAAATGGCAGAAGTATTAGAGTTTGATCAGATGTTCTATACGAACTTCGAACCAAAGATGAAGAATCGTTTCATCATGGAAATTGGTGGAATCCCTTCATATTTAATAAAAACGGCAAATAAACCAAGCATACAATTCGAAGTAGTAACTCTTGAACATATAAATGTAAAGAGAAAACTAAAAGGTAAAGGTGAATGGCAAGACGTTGAAATTACTCTTTATGACCCAATTGTCCCATCTGGAGCACAAGCTGTAATGGAATGGGTACGTTTATCTCATGAATCTTTAACTGGTAGAGATGGATACGCAGATTTTTACAAAAAAGACGTACAAATCTATTCTTTAGGACCAGTTGGTGATAAAATTGAACAATGGACTTTAAAAGGTGCATTTATTAATAACGCAGTTTTCAATGATGTAGATTGGGCAAATCAAGCAGACCCACAAGAAATTACATTGACACTCTCTTACGACTACGCGATATTGGAATTCTAATAACTACCAATATAAATTACAAAAGGATATCAGAAATGGTATCCTTTTTTTTTATAAAATATTTTCAAAAACACTTGTTTTTTTCAATTTTTTTTTTTACCTTTATTTTGTAATAAAAAATGAGAGATATGAAATTAGGATTAGTAAGAATGAGTGGTGAGAGAGTGATTGAGGTTCAGTATTTTGAATCAAAGTTCAGTAGAGAACTGGGCGAGATACTCCGAATAGATGGGGTTGAGTGGAGAGTGGGTGTGATTGCAGAAGATAGAAACTCCATCATCAAAGTTCTTAACGAAATTGTTAGAGTACAAAACTCCATAGTAAGAAAGAAACAAAGAGAGTTGGATAGAGAAATCAACAATCAAATCAACAAAATGTTCTTTGATGCGTACCAAGCAGTAATAAAATAATTAAGAAAAAGCTTGACTTTTAATTCAGAATTGTGTATATTTACTATGTAATAAGAGTTCAACCTAACCCCCCTATAATATGAATGACTTCGATTTCTTCTCCGTCTCCGCTTCCTCTTCTTCAATCAAATCCCTAATGAAACTTCCGAATGTGAAGCGGGAGAATATAGAGACTAGGGTATATTACGGTGGTAAGTACCCAACCACTTTATACAAGGTGGCTTTGGCATTCTTTGATGTAATGGAGTTTGGACACTTCGGAGCTAGAGAGAGAGCCAATAAATTGGTAGAGAATTTAGTGGCTACCAAACCAGAGAATGTGATATTGAGTACAAAATTTTGGCCGGTAGATTAAAATAATTGAAAATGGAACTAAATAGTTTAAAAGAAGAGCAATGATGCTCTTTTTTTTAACTTTTTTTAAATGGTATATTTATATATAAATGTAAAATAAAGGTTTATAATTATGGCAAATTATGATTTTCCAACGGAGGTAATTTCACTTCCATCAAAAGGATTATGTTATCCTGAATCAAATCCACTATCTTCTGGTCAGTTAGAAATAAAATATATGACCGCAAAAGAAGAAGAAATACTTACTTCACAAAATTTAATCAAAAAAGGTGTTGTATTAGATAAATTATTTGAATCAATAGTAGTTGATTCAAAGGTTAATATAGATGATATTTTAATTGGTGATAAAAATGCTATTATGTTAGCAACTCGTATTTTAGGATATGGACCAGAATATTCAATACAAATTACAAATGAAGATGGACAAAAAGAAGATGTAGTTGTTGATTTGGGTAAAGTATCAACTAAAGAAATTGATGAAACTAAAATTAATAGAGAAAATAAGTATAAGTTTACAACTTCAAATGGTACAGTATTAGAATATAAATTACTATCTCATGGTGATGAAAAGAAAATAGATGCAGATATTAAAGCACTTCAACGATTAAATAAAGGTGGGGTTACATCTGAACTTACGGTTCGTTATAGATATATGATTTTATCAGTAAATGGAAAAACCGACACTGGATCTATTACAAATTTTATTAATAATCAATTTTTAACGAGAGATACTAAATCATTTAGAGATCAAGTTAAAAAAATTCAACCAGATATTAATATGGAATTTGAATATGAAAACCCTGAAACAGGAGAAAAGGAGGTACGCCCAATTCCAATGGGTGTAGGGTTTTTTTGGCCTTCCGAGTAATTATTCTATTGTATTACATAAACAAATTTTTGAATTATGTTATTTTGGAAATGGGTTTACACAAGAAGGTGTTTATCGATTACCTATCCATTTAAGAAATTTTTATTATAAACAATTATTGGATACTAAAAAGAAAGAGCAAGAAGAACTTAAAAAATCCCAAAAATCTAAAAAACCTGCAAATGGTCCAAATGTAAATGTGAGGAGGTGAAAACTTCCTCACTTTTTTTATATATTATATTTATAATAGTATAAATGGAGAAATTTACATGCGAATAAGTGAAATTAATAAAAAGAAAATAAAAGAATTTATATCGAAAAAACACGATATGAAAGAAGGTATTGTTGATTACATTTTTGGAAAAAAAATGATTTCAAAGTTAGAAAAAGATAAAGATTTTTTAGCGATGGCAAAAAAATTAGATGATGATATGCAAAAACTTCGTGACGAAGTTGAAGATATGAAAAAAAGAGGAGAAAAAATTCCACATTCATATAAGGCTATTTTAAACATTAGATAGGATTTTAAATGGCAAATAAACAAGATTTAAAAATACAAAATGAATATAATGAGGCACTAAAAATGTCTCAATCTCTTACTACTGCCATAACCCAAGATTTAGATGAACAAATAGATAAAAGAACAACTTTAGGAAAAAAAGTAAAAGATTATCTTAATGATTTAAAATCAACAGTTTCTCAATTAGAAACATCAGAAGATGTTCAAAAATTAATAGTAGATAATGAGAAAGAAATAGATAGAATAGCAAAATCTTATTTTGGTTCAAATAAAAAAGTTGGTGAAGAAAAAATTAAGGCTTTACAAACTATAAATAGATCTCTTGCAATTGAAGGCCAAAGATTAGATTTAATTGAAAAGGTTGATGAAGCTGCACAAGGGTTATCAGATAGCATGAGTAGTGCTTTTGATGGTTTGGTTGGTTCATTTGATAATATTCCTATTATTGGTGGTATGTTATCCAAACTTGGTGACTCAGCTTCTTCAATGTTTAGGAATAAAATTGGTGGAGCCGCAAAAACATTCACAACTTCTTTTGCTACAAACCTTCGTTCTGGACAAGGAGCAATGCAAGCATTGGGTGGAGCTGGAACTTCTGTTGGAAAAGCATTAGTTGCTGCATTTTCAGGACCACAAGCTATTATAGCTATAATTGTTTTAGCACTTGCTGTTGTAGTTGCAACAATCGTTGCGGCAATAAAGAGATTCTCTGAACTTGACCAAGCCGCAAAAGCTTTTAGAGAAGAAACTGGTTTATTAGTTTCACAAACAAGAGGAATGCAGGAAAACATTCGTAATGCGAATGTTGATTTTGGTAATTTAGGTGTAAGTGCCGAAGATGCAGCAAAAGCAGCAGCTGAATTTACAAATGAATTTGGAGGTTTAGAACAACCATCAAAAGAAGTTTTAGGTTCAATAGTAACATTAAATAAAAACTTTGGTGTAGGAGTAGATGAGGCAGCAAAACTTAATAAAGTATTTCAAAACATTGGTGGATTAACTGCTGAACAATCTCAATATCTAATTGGCCAAGCAGTTTCTATGGCAAAAATTGCAGGAGTTGCACCTGGACAAGTAATAAAAGATATGGCCGAAAATTCGGAATATGCATATCGTTATTTTCAAAGTTCGCCTGAAAAACTTGCACAAGCAGCAGTACAGGCTGCTAAATTAGGTACTTCTATAAAAGAAGCAGGTAAAGTTGCTGATGGTTTATTGGATTTTGAAAGTTCAATTACAAAAGAATTAGAAGCATCTGCAATATTAGGTACAAATATCAATCTATCACAGGCAAGATATTTAGCAGCTAATAATGATATTTTAGGAGCTCAACAAGCTGTAAATGACCAAGTTGCAAAATTAGGTGACATAACAAAATTAAATAAATACCAACAAGATGCTTTAACAGAAGCAACAGGTATGGAGTTTGATTCTTTGGTCAATCAACAAAGAATTAGAGAAAGGTTTGGTAAATTAGATGAAGAAAAACTAGCAGCTGCATTAGCACTTGCTGAA